CGCTCGCCAAAATGCGTAAAGCAAAGGGCGACTTGGCTGTGTCTATCACGACCAAACTCGGGATAGCACCCAGCCCATTCTTGGATCGCTGGCGGAGACAACAGGTTTGGGAGATAGCCATCTCAAATCCCAAGCTGCCGTTCAAAGATGCTGATCGGCAGTCTTATGGGATGCGAACCGATTTGGATGGATGCAGGGTGACGAGCAGTGAGTTTGGCACCCGCATCCATGCCGAAATGGAACAGGCCATCATCCACCTCATGCATGGAGCTGATTATCACAGCGAGTATGCATCATACTATCGACCATTTCTGAAATGGATGGACAACCACCAAGTGCTTCCCACCGCCACCGAGAGGATGATCTTTGATGCCGATTTGATGTTGGCGGGAACAATGGACCTCATCGCAGAGATGGATGGACAGGTATGCGTATTCGATTTTAAAACTCGGGAATGCAAGGGGGCGGATCCACGGACTAAGACCTACCCCAAAGATGCCATGCAGCTCGCAATCGGAGCTGACATCATAAAGCGTCAGCTAAATGCTGATTACAATTTGCCCATTTATTCGGTGATCATCGACACGGAAACGTGCCAGACGGGTGTTAAACGGTGGACCGAAAAGGCCCAACTGAAACACCTGAAGAAGGCCCTAGCCACCAACCATTACTACAACGTGATGAACGACCTTTATGCCCGTTGAGAAGCCGTACAATGGCGGAGAATGGACGACCGCTCGCATGCGATCATTTATTATGTCCGCCCTCCGCAGGGCCATGTGGCCCGTCAAATATAGAGCCATCCGGGATAGTTATGTTAAGGATGGAACTAACCCCAAAACAGGCCGCAAGTGCCGCCTGCACCGCTGCACAGAATGCGGCGATTTGTTTCCCCAAAATCAAATGCAAGCTGACCACATTGAACCTGTAGTCCCGCTGGGGGGATTTGAAAATAAGGTGTGGCTGGAATACGACTGGAATGAATTGATACAAAGGCTCTATTGCGAGGCTGATGGATTGCAGGCGGTCTGCAAATCCTGCCATAAAGTGAAGAGTACGGAAGAAAGAAAAGCTAGAAATGACTACAGAAAACAGAACGCAATATGAAAAAACCAAAACCACTCTGGGCAAAAAACATTCCCTCACTGCCGTTGTGAAGGGAAAGCCATCAACGCATTGGGCAAACCTATTGCAAAAACATGTGGCAGATTCTCGTATTCGAGGTTGGGCTGCATCAATCATTTGGTGGGCGTACCCCAGTAATATTACACCTACCCGAGGGCAGCTCCTATACGAAATGATGGAGCTATTTAGGCCATCTGTATTTGGTCGGGAACCAGAACTAAACTCAGTGTTTGAAAAACTTGGGTTGCCCAAGCCAGCACACGAAACTTTCCAACCCACACATATAAACAACCGCCAGGCAAAAATCTTGGGCCATCTATGATCACTCTGAATACGGCAGAGCAGAGGCTGGCTAAATTTGTAGCTAAGGCTCGCCATAGGCACAATCGGATCACTGGCATATCCAATCGCCGTATGGGTCCTCAGTCGGATGAGCAAACCGACCTCGAAGGGATTGCTGCTGAAATAGCGTTTGCTAAATACACGAATGTGTACCCAGACCTAGACACTGATGGGGACACTCATCCTGTGTATGATGCTGTACTTCACGATGGTAAGCTGGTTGATGTCAAAGCCACCACTTACACAACGGGACGCCTTATAGTGGCACCCTGGAAGGATGTCGATGCTGTGGATATTTATGTGTTAGTGGTCGGGACATTCCCCAATTACCGCATAGCTGGAGCCATGGAAAGCTATCGGCTGATGCGATCCCACCGCATGAAAAATTTGGGTCATGGCAAAGTTTTTGTTGCCACCCAAGAGGAACTTAAACCATTATCAGAAATATGACCTCCATCACAATCGAAACAAAATATGGCCATTGTGAGGTAAGTATGCATGACGACGATTTGACCATCGATGAGATGATCGCATTGTTCGAGCAAGCCTTATCAGGCATTGGATACCATTGGAACGGAAACATCGAACTACTCCCGGACATGGCCATCACATTCAATGACGAATAACGAACTCATCGAACACTCCGAAAAACTGTATGCCGAATTGACCTCAGTGTTGGCGGCAAAAAGTAACGACTACACCGGGGGCGATGGTGCGTTCGCAAATTTCAATATGGCATCCGAATACGGTGTGGACCCATTGGTGGGTTTGTGCATCCGTATGGGCGACAAAGTGAAACGCATCCAGACCTATTGCAAAACGGGTGAATTGAAGGTGTCCCATGAGGGCATCGAGGATGCCTTCAAAGATCTAATCGGATACTGTACCATAGCCCTTGCAATGTTAAACGAAAGAACCTACCCATAAACATTATGAAACCTGAAGATATCACTGACGATCAACTGAAAGACCGCCTGATTGAAAACACATTCAATCAGCAATCTGTGCTGGATGTGTTCGCATCTATGTCCACAAGCACCTACATCAACTATGCCCACCAAGTGGCAAAGCAGAAGGTGGCCAAAACCTGGGAGAACATCACGGGATCCCAGATTGACGAGCTAAAAGCTCAGATGGTTGCCGAGGTGAATGCAGAGAAAAAGGAGGTTGATGAAGGTTGAATGGGGAGAAGTGGCTCAATGGAGCAAGTTTTGGATGTCCTCTGATTCGGGATTGCCGCGAAGCATCTGTCCTGTAATTGGAGGCGTCGACCATCGCAACATCTGGCCACTGGATAGGTCTAAGCTTTCCATAAAATCAAATGGATCGCTTTACTATTTACAGGAAACCACTGTTGGCGGAGAGAAATTTATTGCTTACCGGACGGATGGATTGTCTGACAAAGACTTCAAAACTATGCTTAAGAGCTGGATAGTCGGGTACTACGAAAATAAAATCGAGGAACTGACTGAAAAAAAAGTGGAGATGGCTTGACTCTCATTTTTTCATCCACACGATGATCGTTGTTATTGGTTAGTCATCAGCCCGCAGGTGGTTTTTCAACTTTTTCCCACCTGCTACAAGGGGGACCCGAGAGGGTCCCCCTTTTTTACGTATGACTAACTGCCCGATCCGTAGATGTCGGGCCTGACGATGCTTACTGGCCAGTTGGCAAGTACCGAATCATATCTCTTTCGAGTATTCCCAACCTTTGAAGCTCTCGAATGAGGGGTCTGTTCGATCGCGTTAATCGGTATGGACCATTGGGATCTGTCAACCGTCGGAGGCGGTCCTCCTTTGTCATCTTCTTGAGGAGCATTAGCGATGCTGGCATAACGGGATCGCCCCGTCGGGCTTTCCTTTCCATTCGCTTATGCATGTCTAGCAAGCTCCTAATCTCCCGAGGGTCCACTCCTTGCCCACGCATTGCCCGTATAGCCCGGACACGTTGCTCTGGGGTGTCCCCGAGTGATTCATATATCTCTGTCTTAGTGAGGGGTTGTTCGTATGGCATCGGGCTATAGTAGCCTGTGATGCCCTCAAATTTATCGTTGGTAGATAGGGCTGTCTTATCCAAGACGGCCAACGCCTGCTCGCTATCCAATCCCAACACCTTCAAGTTGTTGTAGTGGCCCGTAATCTTCTTGAGGATGCCTTCGCGGTCCTGGTTGAGTTTGACGTAGTTGCGGTCATACTGCTCCTTGATGTCATACTTTCGGCTAGTGCCAAGCAATCCCTTGGCATTATTGATAGCCGTAGCATCGGGGGCTAGTCGCCGGGCGGCGTCACGCTCAATGTCATATTCCTCCCAACGCGCGCCTAATAGCCGAGCCACCATAGCATTTACTTCCAGGGAGTTTTCCATTCCCCTCAAGGTCTTGTTCCACTTCTCAAGTTCCCGAATAGCTCCTGGCTCGAATGCTGCTTGTACAAATGCATTTGCCCTGTCGTAGGTTTGCCCGACCAACCCAGGCTTCACACTAATATCCCGGCCATTCTGGTCCTTGCCAAATAGGTTGCTGGATGCTTGGAGTAGGAATGTACCTTCACCCAGGAAGTTATCCATGAAGATCTTTGGAAGCACTTCTAGTGGGTCGTCTTTCAATCCAGAAACAAAAGCAGATGTCATGAGGGTTTGAGGAACTATATATTCTGTATCCAAATACTTTCCAGTCTTACCATCTGCATTGGCTATGTACAATAGCCGTTTACCACGGTGCCAACTCTTGGCCACGGTTTGGTTCAATGCCAGCTTCTCTTCGTCAGACAGGTTCTTGTAATTGTCTCCAAAGAAGTCCTTGGCGTTACTACCAATCATTTCCACCGCTGTTCCAGATACAGCCATTACACCTGTAAAGTAGATCGCCCTTTTGACCCCCAACCTTTGCAAACCTCTAACCGATTTATCGTCTATCTGTATTCCATCAAGACCCAGTTCGCTCATTAGCTTGCGTGGATTTTTCATCATCATATACGCATACCTACCCTGGTTGTAGGTGTTACGCATTAGCTCCGCTGTGAAGTTTACAAACGGACTAGCAATACCTATTTGAGAAAGTTTCTTTATGAAATCTGGAACCTTATCATAGTCTTGGAAGGTGTTGCGTACAATACGCATAGCAGCTATTTCGAGCGCTTCCTTATTGCTTTCTTTCGCCAGTTCAGGAATGGCTTTCTTCAACTGCCTTTGAGTACCTTCCCAGGCAACATAACGCATGGTGGTATCACCCACATTATATATCTTACTAAATGGATCTGCTATGGTTTGGTTGAGGTCGCCAAATAGACCACGATTACCAGCCTTCCTGATTTCGCTGGTCATTACGTTGGCACTGCCTCCACCCAGTTGTTCGAAACGAAGCATACGCTCCAGATC